AGCCAAATGTGAAACCTCAATAAATCGCTTAATTGTGCGGTTTGTTGGGGTTTTCTTTTTGCTCATTTTGAAGATTGACCTTGTTTTGACCTTGGTTTTCGGAATTGCTCAACAAGCTATCAAATCTTTCTTCCAAAAGTTGTGCTGTCAGCTCCATATCTCCTTGCACTTCATGACCGTATATTCCAAAGGTGTCCATATTTTTGGAGTGCCCTCCGGCGGCTTTTACCAAACCTTCTGGTAACGCCTGCATGATGGAAAAAGAAGTGTGCCGTAACTCATAGGGGGAAATAACAGGAATATTATTTGACAGACAGTAGGCACGTAAACGCTTGCGATAGCTGTCAGTAATAAATCCCGGAAACATCCATTCAGAATCAGATAAAGCAGCTTGCTTGTCCCAGCACTCTTTTCCAAGAGTTGAAAGTTGAAACGCACGGATAGCATTATCGTTTTTTCCTTTGGTGATTTCTTTTTCGCTATTAATAGAACGTTGGATATGTACAATATCACCGATTCGATCCGATTTTTTTAATCCACCTACCTCTCCAGGGCGCAGGCAGTGTAATACCTGAAGGCGAAATGCATAGATGTACGGTTCCTGTACTCGCTTGTTGTTTATTATGGATGTATCGACAGAGAATAGCACTTTGAGCTGTTCCGGCTGTAAAATACGTTTTTCTTTTCGGGCAGCACTTTTAGGAATATCCACATCTTCGCTGCGGTAGGAAGTAAGCTGATTTTTGCGACAGAATTTCAAAAAAGCGGCAATATCAGCTCTCATATTGAGCAGCGTTTTGCGTGAAAGGTTCCCCTGAGTATATGCATTGTTGATAACCTTCTGGATCAGACCATCGTTAAGATCAAGGATGGATCTCTTCCCGATTACCGGCAAAATCCATCGTTCGAAGCGCCATTCCACAGTGTGCCAGTTTGCCTTACTGGTTCGGGACTCAATATCAAGCTTAAAATCCTCATAAACATCTTTTACCTTTGACATAGGAGTGAGGTGCCCACTACCAGTCAGTCCTTCCATTTTTTCTTTCCAGGCATTGATCGCAACGGTGATTTCACGCTCGGCGCTAGTAGCACCTTTCTTGGTAGAGTAGAAGGTTTTGCTCATACTGTTACAGTAAGCTGTTTTCTTCCATCGGTGATTTTTTTCATCCCATATAGGTGGGGCAAGTTTCTTTTTTGGCATAAAAATACACTCCTTTTCATGAATTGATTTCGGATTTTGGGCACGCAGGGTGCACAAAATCAAGGGCAATGTGTAGAGGATTTGTTTATCATAAAACCAAAACATTGCCTTGCCAGTCCACGAAAGAAGTGTTATAATAACATTGGACATTTTATAACGTTTCCTTTCGTGGGAACAACCAGACCGCTCTCTGTGCGCCAACACAGGGGGCGGCTTTTTATTTATAATCCTCGGCAGAATCCGACGGCACGTCCTTCGATGCGAATATTGCTGGATTCTCCATTCATAATCACAATCGGTTCATAGTTGGGATTTTCAGGACGCAGGATAAGTTTATCTGGATAAACATATACTCTTTTTAAGGTGGCTTCATTGTCGATCAGAACGGCAGCAATTTGTCCGTTTTCCACTGTTTCCTGCTGCTTGATTGCTACAAGATCACCGTCCTGAATTTTAGGTGCCATGCTGTCACCAACACAGATCAGTGTAAAATCAGCTTTCCAGTGTTCTGGAACACTGTCATATTCTTCCACGTTTTCCTCCGCAAGGATAGGAGTGCCGCAGGCAATCCGTCCGACACGGGGGATTTTTTTCATGCTTGGAACTGGCTGGAAGCCTTGGGGAACATCTTTTATATCATCCAGTCCCATAAGATAAGAAGGAGATACCTCCAAAACATTCGCCAGCTTTTCGATAATATCTCGTTTCAAATTTACAACCAGACCATTTTCATATTTATAAATAGCGGCTTTTTTTACACCAATTTTTTCGCCGAGCATTTCTTGCGTCATATCTTTTTCGATACGCAGTTGACGAATTCTTTCGCCTGTCGTCATGATAACACCTTCCTTTACTGTATCTTAATTATATCATAGATTTTTTAAAAATCAAGAAAAAGTATCTTGACAAGACACAAAAACTGTGATAAATTAGTGGTGTCTTAAAAAGATACTATCACACAAATGGAGGTGAAAAATTTGAATAAGCAGTTGCTTGCAAGTGTACTGGCTAAGAATGGAGATACTCAGTCTGATCTGGCAAAGGTACTCGGATTGAGCTTATCCAGAACTAATGCCAAGATCAATGAGACAGATGGTGCTCAATTTACACAAAATGAGATTGCGGCGATCAAAAAAGCATACACCTTGACCGCAAAAGAAATCGATGAGATTTTTTTTACTCCCATAGTATCTTAAAAAGATTCAATCAAACAAATTGAATTGAAAGGGAGATTAGATGAACAATCAAGGTATTGAGCTAGCTAAAACAGCCAGAATCATTATAACGGTTAGCAAGACAGGATCAGGAGCTGAGACAGACCCAATCAAAAAAATCGTCCAGTGTTGGACACTGGACGGAAAATTAATTACCACGGTGGACTATAGCAAAGAGTTGGTGGAATCTTTGATTTTAAGCTTTGGAAATTGATGCTGCGAACTTTAAATCCTGCTCTGAAGCCATAAAAAGCAAGAGGGAACGGATGAATCTTTTCATGTGTTCAATATCAAGATTTTCGTGCTTGCGAATATAATGCGTCTCATCATTTCCAATCCAAACAGCGCGAGAAGCCAGAATTTGAATATTAGAATTATCAATTCGTTTGATTGATTGAGCAAGAAGTTCACTTTCGATCTGTTCTTTGTCTGACGGATTTTCATGAATTGTATAATCTTTAACTAAAAATTCAAGAGCTTTTCGATATCCAATCCCAGCAATTTCCATTAAATCGTGCTGCTCAGCGCAACAAACTTCTTCGTAAATCTTGCAGAACATGGGAGAAATATTGCGAATTACTTCATCAATATCCATCTTTGATTTTTCTCTGGGATAAATAATACCGTTATCCTCAGAGGAATCAAGATTATAGATAGCAACAAAAAAATTCGAGCATCCTGGACAAAGTAGAACAACGATTCCACTTGTTACATCAGAAGAGTCTATATAACATGCTTTACAAATTTCTGGTAAAACAGCTCGATGACAGTGGGGACACACTCCAGGTATTTTTACAGTTTCTTTCTGGTTTGGTTCAAATGAAGGTAACGCATGTTTAAAATCAATTTCTTTTAACACAAAAACACTTCCTTTCGTGACTATTATATCACATAAGGGAGAGTATCAAAAGGAGGTCAAACATGACTGATTTACAGATTTTCAACAGCCCTGAATTTGGGGCAATCCGTACCATCGAGAAGGACGGCGAACCATGGTTTGTCGGCAAGGATGTGGCAACAGCACTAGGATATAAAGAAGCTACCAAAGCGGCTAGAGAAAAAGTAGATGATGAAGATAAGGGGGTATCTAAAATAGACACCCCCTCAGGAATTCAAGAAATGACCATCATCAACGAATCCGGCTTGTACAGTCTGGTGCTTTCCAGCAAGCTACCAACCGCCAAGAAGTTCAAACGCTGGGTGACAAACGAGGTTATCCCATCTATCCGCAAGCATGGCGCATACATGACACCGGAAACGCTGGAAAAGGTCCTGCTCAGTCCTGATACCCTGATGCAGCTTGCACAGAACCTGAAAGACGAGCAGGAAAAGCGCAAGGAACTGGAAACCAAAATCGAGCAGGACAAACCAAAGGTACTCTTTGCCGATGCAGTAGCAACCGCTCAGACCTCCATTCTGATCGGAGAACTGGCAAAACTCTTAAAACAAAACGGTGTGGACATGGGGCAAAATCGGTTGTTTGAGTGGATGCGGCAAAATGGTTACCTGATCCGTCGGCAGGGCAGCGACTACAACATGCCAACTCAGCGCGCAATGGAACAAGGACTGTTTGAGATTAAGGAAACCACAGTTGTTCATGCAGACGGACATACCCATATTAATAAAACTCCGAAGGTAACTGGAAAAGGACAAGCATATTTTGTCACGCTGTTTTTAAAGGAGGCATAGTTTATGAAAATCAATCTGTTAAAAGGAAAAATGGCGGAGCGGGGGATAGATGGCATTCGTATGTCGCAGCTGATCGGAAGGAAACCAAGCTATATGTATAATCACCTGAAAAAGCCGGATAGTCTGCTGCTGAGCGAGATCTATGTCATCTGTGAGGTGTTGGAGATCCCGTTTGAGGATATCCCGAAATATTTTCCGAAGGAGGGAGAAAGATGTTAGAAACAGCTATTGTTTTGGGGTTTTTGTTTGGAACTATGATAACATTCGGTGTTCTGGGCTGGGCTGTTGAGAAGGTCGCACAGCACAAAGCAACCGACATTATCGAAGAGATTCGCCGCAAAGAAGAGAACGAGAGAAGGGCTGGATAGTGAACGGACCCCAGAAAGTGTATCGGGAAACCTGTGAGCATTGCCAGTACAAGGACCTTCCAAACGGATGTGACGGTTGTCTTGCCAGTATTGCATACGACTGTGAGGACGAGCGCAGACACCGGATTTACTATCACGAGTTTGGCAATACATCCAGACTTTTCCGAGAAATGTGCGACCAGAAAGATGCAAAGAGATATAAGATACATGGCCGCAGAAAAAAATAAGCGCTTGCCGTAAAACAGCAAACGCAAAGACAAAAATATATACCTTACCTGTATGATAACAGAAAGAGAGAGAAAAATCAATGCTCGAAAACGGAATGATCGTCGGTGAAGAATCCTGCGACCCACAGTGTAGAGAACCACAGAAAGGCTACTGTGTCCAGTGTAAGCACCTTGTTCCAGTGCATGAACTGACCGAATTTATGAACGGTGATAGAGTGTGCAGCGACTGCATGCATGATTATCTGGAATTGCAGGGAGCAGACTTTGTAAATGAATACATCCGGCAGAACGAATGGGAATTTTACGGTAGCTGGTGGTTTACTGGTCTTGATCGAGAGGAACAGCTTAGAGTTATCAAAGCCGGATATCTTGCAGAAAATACCAATCCTATACGTCATGACTATATGGAAAGTCAAAAGGTTGACTTTTGCAAAGAAGATAACGGGTTTTTGCAGTTTGTGAAGGAGAAGTTGCTATGAAAAATGTACTGGAAAGGATGCAGGAGAACAACACAAGGTTCAAAGTTGCAACCTTCATCGCAAAGCAAAAAGAATCTTATGAGTTTAAAGTAAGATATGCCGAAAAAACGGCATGGGAGTTTTATGAAAATCCTGAAATAGCCGGGCAATGTTATGTAGCGGTAGGTGGGCTTGACAGCATTACACTCTTGCTGTTCCTTCGGTCGATTGGGATTGATGTACCTGCGATATCAGTATCATCTCTGGAAGATAAAAGCATACAAGCCATTCATAAACAAATTGGGGTTCAATCCTTAAAACCAATCAAAAGCAAAATTGAGGTAATTAGGGAATTTGGATTTCCTGTTTTGTCAAAAGAAATTGCGGGGAAAATCTCCTTGCTTCAAAATCCAAGTGAAAAGAACAAGACGGTTCGTCATGCAATTATTACTGGAGAAACCGGAGAATATGGCGGTTTTCAAAAAAACAGCAGAATGAAGATGTCGCAGAAATGGCTTGAAAAATTTGGCGGATATGAAAACGAAAATGAAGGAATGAATTATGGAAAGCCAGATTTTCTGGTAAGTGACAAATGCTGTTATTACCTAAAAGAAAAGCCTTGCAATGACTATGCGAGGGAAAGCGGCAGATTCCCTTATATGGGACTGATGGCGTCTGAGGGAGGGCGCAGGCAAAAGGCACTGATGATGCACGGATGTAACTATATCAGCAAAGGCACCAAAAGAAGTTGTCCGTTTGCCATATTTTCGAGACAAGATCTTCTCCAGCTTGCACTTGATTTGAACGTTCTAGTTCCTGAAATATATGGAGAAATCGTGAGGGATTCAGACGGAACACTGCGAACGACCAAAGCTCAGAGAACAGGGTGCAGTATGTGCGGTTTTGGCATCCACATGGAAAAGAGACCGCATAGATTTGATTTACTGTATCAAACAAACCCAAAAGAATGGGATATGTGGATGAATCGTGTCATTCAGAGAGAAGATGGAAGCTGGTATGGATGGGGGCACGTACTCGATTATATTGGAGTAGAGTGGCAAAACCCTGAAATTTATGAGGATGATTTTCAGATATCCTTAGAGGAGGTCTTACAGTGAGAGAAAGAAACGGATGCGGCAAGTACATAACCAAAACTCTTGTCCGTCAGGTATACTTCCCGGAAGGTCAGGAGGTTTGCAGAATGTGCCCGTTTTGCATCGCAGACCCCAGCAATCACAAAAGGGAACGCTGCCAGATCACAAACGAGATCCTGCCATTTGCGGAACTGGTTATTGACCATCGGTGCCCGTTGATAGAGGAGTAAAAGCATGAGCGATAACATGAATTTATATAATGCGGTACGTACGCCGCCGCCGGAAGCACTAAGAGAAATCAAAGCCGGACGGCTTGCCGGAAAAAGCGACATTAACCCGATGTGGAGAATCAAAGCATTAACCGAGCAGTTTGGACCATGCGGAGAGGGTTGGAAATACACCATTGAAAGGCTCTGGACAGAGCAGGGAGCAAATGGAGAAATCGCCGCTTTTGCTTTAATCAACCTGTATTATCGGATTGAGGGACAATGGAGCGACCCTGTTCCAGGAATTGGCGGTAATAGTTTTGTCGCAAAGGAAAAGAGTGGACTTTACACTAGTGACGAGTGCTATAAAATGGCACTCACAGACGCCCTGTCAGTTGCTTGCAAGGCTTTGGGTGTTGCAGCAGATGTTTACTGGCAGGCAGACAAAACCAAGTACACAAAGGACACAGAGCCAGACAGACAAAGGGCAGACGAAAGTCTAGTTGCAGAGTTTTACAAGGCTGGAGCTGACAAGGGCAGAGATAAAACAATCATGTCACAGTGGGCACGTCAAAGCATGGGTAATACGCCTGAGAACCTCACAAAGGCACAGCTTACTCGATTACTTAAAGCCGTGAAGGAGTGGTAACAATGCTTGTCAGGGGCTTTGTAAGTGGCTATGACGGCGAAACACTGACAATATGCGTACCATTCAAGGATTCAGATCTATTACAGCAGCAAGGCATTACAGAGTGTGAGGTGCGGCTTGTGGACGGTCGCACCATAACCCCGGCACAGCGCAGGAAGATATTTGCCATGCTTCGGGACA